TGATGAACAAGCCTTTGACATTGGAGTTGATGTTGCAAACGCAGTGCTTCGTCAGTTCGGTAGTGGTAAGTCACGCAAAGAGTTTACACTTAGGATGTCCAACATTGGGCGTCCTACTTGTCAACTTTGGTTTGATAAGAATAAACCAGAAAGTGCAACGCCAAAACCAACTACATTTGTAATGAACATGATGATAGGAGATATAGTTGAAGCTGTTTTTAAAGGTCTTCTTAAAGCTGCTAAAGTGGACTTTGAAGACACTGATAAAGTTAGCCTTCCAGTGGGAGATAGTAATGATACTCACGTTTCTGGCTCTTATGATCTTGTTTTAGATGGGGCTGTTGACGATATAAAGTCTGCATCTCCTTGGTCTTACGTAAATAAGTTTGATTCTTTTGAAACACTAGCAAAGGGTGATGGATTTGGTTACGTAGGTCAGCTTGCAGGTTACGCCAAAGCATCTGGTAAACGTGTAGGTGGATGGTGGGTCGTAAACAAAGGCAACGGTGAGTTTAAATATGTACCTGCTGATGGTCTTGACCTAGACAAAGAACTTGATAAAATCAAGAGTACAGTAGAAACTGTAAACGACAACGAGTTCAAACGTTGTTTTAGTCCAGTACCAGAGTTCTTTCGTGGTAAACCTACAGGGAACAAGGTACTAAATGACAACTGTCGTTTCTGTGATTACAGATACGAGTGTTGGCCTACGATGGTTGAAGAACCATCACGGGTATCAAAAGCAAAAGACCCCAAGACGGTGGCATACATAGAGGAATAGACATGATTGGAACTGATGAAATTGAAGAGCTACAAGAGAACATCAAAGAAATGGAAAAGGAACTTGTAGAAAAAAAGAAAGCTCTGCGAGAAGCTAAGTATGCAGGTCTACGTACTGCAATGCAAGCACGTAAGGAAGCAGACGAAGCTATTCGTCAAGAGCTAAAAGATTTAGGTGTGCAACCTACATCGTTTGGTCAGCCGTTTCATTATCACTGGAAGTTCTAGTGAATGGCAAACAGTTTAGGGCTGCATTAAAGCATGGGTATAGGAGTGGTCTTGAGATCAAAACAAAAGACTATCTGACTGAACGAAATGTACAGTTTAAGTACGAGGCAGTTAAGATAGAATGGGAAGACCTCATGTACCGCACCTATACTCCTGACTTTATATTGCCTAACGGTATTATAATAGAAACAAAAGGAAGGTTCACATCAGATGATAGGAGAAAACATTCGTTAATTAAAAAGCAGCATCCTAAATTAGATATACGTTTTGTGTTTGAAAGCAGTAGACGTAAGCTAAGTAAGGGTGCTAAAACAACGTATGCTATATGGTGTGAAAGAAATAAGTTCTTATATGCAGATAGGGTTATTCCTGAAGATTGGTTAAAAGAAAAGGGGAAAGACAAACATCCAGACTTGATAGAGTTTCCTTACGAAAAAATAAAGAGAGGGTAAAATGGAAAATACTTATATAGAGTTCGAGCCGAATGATTTTATAATACGTATATCACCCAACATAGATAGTGAAGGAACTTGGACAGGTGATATAGATGTAGGTATGCTTACGATAGATGAAAACTATTTAAATAAAAATGACTTTGACCATTTAAATATGTTGACACAAATGTTGATTTCGACTATTGAAGTAATAGAGACAGACCCACAGGTAAGAAGTAAAATATTTAATGCTGTACCTGCGGAGGTTTTAAACAATAGACCTACGATTAAAAAACGTGAAGGCAATATAATTAAAGTAAACTTTTAGAAAGGAGAACACGAATGGCAGACAATGTAAATAATCCACCACACTATAATCAGGCAGGTATAGAATGCATTAATGCCATTCGTGCTGCTACTGACGATGGTTTTGAGTACTATCTACAAGGTAACATTATGAAGTATCTATGGAGATACAAATATAAAAATGGACTAGAAGATTTACACAAAGCTCAGTGGTATTTAAATAAACTAATAGAGGTGGTAGATGATAGTTAAAGTATTTTTAACATTAAGTATAGACGAAGAAGAATATCCTGTTCCTGTAGATGGTGAAGTCGGTGAAGAGATAGAACAAAGTTTACAGGAATTTATTTATGACATTGACGGTATGTCAATCAAAACCATTAAAATAATAACGGAGTAATAATATGGAAAATTATGGACCAACACTACCAATCTCAGAAGAGATTCATGCAATGAAGTATCGCAGTCACGGTGAAACGTTTCGTGAGGCAATGACACGTGTGGCTGAAGCACTAAAAGATAATGAGGCACACTTTAATAACTTTCGTACCATTCTATATGAACAACGATTCCTACCTGCAGGACGTGTACAATCAGCAATGGGTGCACCTCGTCGTGTCACACCGTACAACTGCTTTGTGTCTATGACAATTGAAGATAGCATGGAAGGTATCATGTCAGCAGCACGTAATGCGGCAGAGACAATGAGACTAGGGGGCGGCATTGGGTATGACTTCAGTACACTACGCCCACGTGGAACGTTAATCAAATCACTGGATAGTAAATCATCTGGTCCTATATCTTTCATGGGAATCTTTGACGCAGTATGTAAGACAATCGCATCAGCAGGACACAGACGTGGAGCACAGATGGGTGTTCTACGTGTTGATCATCCTGACATTGAAGAGTTTATTACAGCAAAGAACAACAGTGACACACTAACACAATTCAATATATCTGTGGGAGTAACTGATGAATTTATGCAGGCGGTAAAAGAAGACAAAGACTTTAACTTAAAGTTTAAAGGGCGTGTACATAAAACTGTGAGTGCTCGTGCATTGTGGGATCAGATACTACGCAGCACATGGGATTGGGCAGAACCTGGGATTCTATTCATTGATAGAATTAATCGTAAGAACAACCTTTATTACTGTGAAAAGATAGCAGCTACAAACCCATGTGGTGAACAACCACTACCACCTAATGGCGCATGTTTACTTGGTTCATTTAACTTAGCCAAGTATGTTGTAAAACATGAAGACAAATACGTATTTAATATGAACCAACTACGTAATGATATTCCTCATGTTGTACGTGCTATGGACAACGTAATTGATCGTGCAACATATCCTCTACAAGAGCAGGAAAAAGAAGCTAAAAGCAAAAGACGTATGGGCTTGGGTGTTACAGGTGTAGCTAATGCCATTGAAGCATTAGGTTTTGAGTATGGTAGTGAACGTTTTTTACAAACGTTAGAAGATATTATGGGAGTAATTAGGGATGTTGCATACACAACCTCTGTTGAATTGTCTACTGAGAAAGGGGCGTTTCCTTTATTTGATCATCAATACCTTGACTCTGATTTTGCTAAAACTTTGCCTTCTAATATCCGTGATCTCATTGACACTTGTGGTATTCGGAATAGTCATCTTCTTTCTGTTGCTCCTACAGGAACAATTAGTTTATCCGCAGACAACGTATCATCAGGGATTGAGCCAGTTTTCTCCCATTACTACGACAGAACTATCCAAACCTTCGATGGACCCAAGGTTGAACGAGTAGAGGATTATGGATACCGTGTATTTGGTGTGAAGGGTAAGACTGCAGATGAACTGTCTGTATTTGATCACGTCAAAGTATTAAACGTAGCCTCTCGTTATGTAGACTCAGCATGTTCAAAGACTTGTAACACTGGTGATGATGTAACGTGGGAAGAGTTTAAGCAGGTTTACATGGATGCATATGACGGTGGTGCATCTGGGTGCACAACGTTTCGTGCAGCAGGTAAACGTTATGGTATACTAAATGCATCTTCATCAGAAGACGTTGTAGAAGAACCTCAAGTAGAGGAAACACAAGACTATGTAGATGAAGGTGGTGCTTGTTACTTTGATCCTGCGACAGGCTTGCGTCAGTGTGAATGAGTATACCACATGTTAGAAGAAAGATTGCTCCTAGATTTGGGAGCACTCCCTCACCCTGTATAAAGGTCTGTCGAATTGAAGATGACGGATACTGTACAGGGTGTAAAAGAACCATTGACGAAATACGTGAATGGTGTATAATGTCAGACTATGAGCAAGAGAGTTTGCTCTGTGAATTAAAATGGAGAAAGGAGAATACATGATTAAACATCCCTTCAATAGAACTTGGTATGATAAGTTCGATAGCATCGCAAAGAATACTCTTGCACAATACTTGCTAGACAAAGGTCACGAAGTGAATGATGTCAAGGAAGATTACAATGTTGATGTGGTATCAACTAAAAAAGACTATACATACTTTAATGAGGCAGAAGTAAAACGTGCATGGAAAAGTGATTGGCCTACTGATTGGGCAGAGATACGTATACCAGAACGTAAGAAACGCCTTGTTGAAATGTATAAGGAAAAGAACGGAGTACTTAACTTCTATGTATTTCGTAATGATCTCAAGCAAGTGTTTCGTATCAAAGATACATCACTTACAGAAGATCGTTTGAAAGAAGCACGTGGACGAAACATTCGTGCAGGTGAGAAATTTTTTCATGTACCATATCAAGAAGCAGAACTAATTAACTTAGCATAAGGAGGATTAATATGATCAAACAATTATCCCGTAAGCAACGTGGCCTTGGCAAACATGATGCACCGTTAAAGTTTCAACACGAGAAAGGCTACAAAGATTTTCGACATGGGCGTGTCGTTAATCCATTTTCTATGGATACAATGCAGTATAGGGAATGGGAACGTGGGTTTAATAAAGCCTACTATGAGCAGTTAAAAAGGGTAAAGGCATATGAACTTAAAACAAGAAGCAGAGCAGTTTCTGAAGGAAAAGTACAACATGGTTGATTTTAATTCGTATCAAAGGTCAGCATCTAAATTTGCAATCTATCCTAATCAACATAAGCTTATCTATCCTGCATTGGGCATGGCAGGTGAAGCAGGTGAGGTGGCTAATAAGGTAAAGAAACTTATTCGTGATGGACCAGAGAACAGACCTCTCACATGGAGAGAGGACATAAGCTATGAGATAGGAGATGTACTCTGGTACTGTAGTGAACTGGCTGATAATATTAATTATACATTGGGTATGATAGCCGCACAAAACTTAGCCAAGCTACAGAAACGTAAAGATAAAGGAACACTAGGTGGGAGTGGCGACAAACGATAAAAAAAGAAGGGGCTGTAATGGCCCCTTTTTATCTTGTTGCTTCTGCTATAACTATCAACTCTGACAAGTCTCTTGCTTTAGCTTTTATCAACTCTTCATCCGACATACCCTCTGGATCAATATCAAGTGGGTCACGTCCATTACGAGCAAAGAAATCCATAGCTGCTGTTTCACGGCTTCCTCTGGGTAAACGCCTATACTCAAGCATTTCCTGTATGTACATATTTGCCGTTTTTTTAGATACCTGTGTTATTGCAGCTTTGCTTTCCTTAAATAGATCGTCGATAAACTTTTTAATCTTTGCAGTTACGTGTTTTTCTTCAGTAAATTTACGTTTGTATGCTTCTGGTTTTTCTTGGTACTCCTCTCGGAGAGTTTTTTCACGCCTACGTGCAGCATCTACGATGATAGGTAATTCTTTTTGTAAGAAGTCTACCTCAAATCGTTGTACAGATGGTACATCTGACACTCTAAAGTCATACTCACTGAAGCCTAGTCTCTTTAAATACTCAGCATACTCAGGATCAGCTTTCTTCTGTGACATACCAAGTAACACACGAGCAGATGGATTCACCCGTTGTGCATCAGGGTTAAATAGGAACTCACGTAGTGGTAGTTCTGCCTCTTCTTCAGGTGTGATACCAATGCTACGTTGACGAGGGCCACGTGTTAATGCCTGAGTAAATGACTCCCACCCATCTAGTGTAGGGTCTTGTCTAACATCACGATATTCCAATCCACGTTCACCTACGGCACGTTGTGCTTCAATCTCTTGTGCCAATGGAATCATCCATGTACCTAAGTAATTACCCAATGCATCACCTGCAGCCTCACCTATACGTTCACCAACAAGTAAGTCAGACGAGTCATCTGCTATTAATGCAATGTCATCTAGGATAGCATTACCTGTACCTGCACGGAAGTTAGAGCCTGTGAATGTTTGCACAAATTTACGAGCATCAAACCAATCACCGAATGTGCCATCTTCTAAACGTTTAGTTGCCTCACCAAGATACAGATACTGTGCTAGTGGGAACAGTGCAGTGGTATCAAGTACAGTGTCTTCGTCTGTGTACACTTCGTTAAAGCTAGCAGGTACGTCACCTGCATGTCCTGCACGATACTGATACGCAGCACCTACTGTAGCCATAGACATAAGAGCATCTGACATCTTTTGCTGTAGTGATTCAGGATCATCTTCATCTTCAGTTGCTTCAGATAGTAGTGCTAGTCCTGTTCCTGCACCACCAAGTACACCTACAGCATTACGACTAATACGTTGACGATCTTTAGCACTCAGTGGCCCTGCAAAGTTCTTGTCAACTAAGCCAATAACCTTACGTGTGACGGGCCAAATTGCACCACCTGCATACTGACCCATCAATTCCATTGAGTTAAACATAAAACGAGGGAAAGGCAGGACAGTTGTAAGACCATTACGAACAATAAAACTTGCCGTACTTCTAAACACTTGAACATCAGGCTGTTTAGCATACGTGACATCTAATGATTTTGTGACTGCATCATCAATCAAATCAATAAAGCTACGTGCCTCTGCAGGTTTTACGTCAGAAGTATCATTTAAAAGTGATTTTAATTTACCTTGTTGTAATGTGTCTATTAGATCAATGCCATACTCACGTTTAGTAAGACGTTCTAATTCACCCATAAAGGATGCACGACGAACAAGGTATTCCTGCCAACGGTTAGGTACGTTTAGTACATCAGTAAAGTCCTCTGCAGCAGACATGATAGTATCAAATGCAGTACCAGTGCCACGTCCAGTAGCCTCTTGTATCTCATTAAGGTTATTGAACATGCGATCAAACTGGTTGGCTAGTTCTGGTCTATCTAATATTAGATTAACGTAGTCTCTAACTTCGTCAGGTCTACCATCAAACATATACTTTAGACCTTTGAAACTGTCTTTCCAGTTACGAGGATCAACCATTGCACCTACACCATTACCAATACCTTCATTAGAGAACTTCCATAGGGCAGTGTCAAACACATTACCAAGTGCTTCCATTGGCATACGAATAACTGCAGATGAAACGTTACGTGCAGCAGTTGCAAGTTGAGAAACAAGCAAACCACGACGAACATTTTCTACACGCATGATACCCTTACGCATGTTACCTTGTGCTTCTACAAGTGCTTTAGATGCAGCTTCATCTTTTACGGATGTAGGACGTGCACGTTTAATCTGAGATAGCTTGTTAAGGATTTTACCTGCAGTACTACCTGAACCTGCAACACTTAGTACGTAATCCTCAAAGGATAGTCCATAGTTATCTAACATATCTACTAGTTCTTGCCCATCAAGATCACCACTCACTGTAAGAGCAGTAAGCTTGTCGATCATAGGCTTGTTGCCTTTGAAGTACTCAGGGTGTTTCTTCTTTAGTTCACTGGCTACAGCAACAATACCATCAAACTTATCAGGCTTTAGTACTGGCATAGTAATCTCGTCACCACCTGCCAGATCAGCAAACTCGTCAAAGTTTACACGGCCTGTGCCTGCAGCAACATCTAATGCATCCCTACGTTCACCTTCAGCTACGTTACGAGTAACTGTGTTACCAACGTCACGTGTCTTGTCTGGGTCTAGTACAAGTCTACCATTCTCTACTTTAGAAATACTTACTTCATACCCTGCCTGTTCAGATAGGCGATCTTCAAAAGTAAAGATCATATCCTCTGTAATCTCAGGGTTATCTGCAGCCACTTCTGCAGCACGTGTCTGTGCCAGTTGTGCTTGCTCACGTGTAGCACCTAGTGCTTGATCAGGACTACGTTTACGGAAACGTTCTTCAATCTTCTCAGTCTTACGTTGAGCCTTTACAGCCTTACGTGCACTGTTTGCATGACCTACAGCATTAAGTACTTGCCCATACGCAGGTAATGTTTCAGCAAACTCAAAGCCTGCACCGATAGCATCAGCAATCTCTTCTGCTAGTTCACCTTCGTTCTCAGATTTAGCTTTACGTCCAAACTGATTGACTGCATTATTGATTTGGTTGTATGCCCACTTACCAATTCTACCACTCTCATTTAGTTCACGTAGACCATTCTCAATCTGATCTACACTACCTGAAGTAATTGTTTCAAAAATGTTACCAACCTTTAACAACCTACGTGTGTTTTTAGCACTACCATCTACAGCTTCGATGATGGCATAGTCGATTAAACCCTGTGCTTGATAGCCTCTGTTTCTTTCTAGCTCTTCACGCATCATATCAGCAATATTAGTACCAAGGTCTGCCAAGGCATAGTCCACATTATCTTGAACACCTTTCGCACCATAGGTCATAATACGATCTATTTGTTCTTTGGTGTAACCTAAAGACTTTAGGGCTGTAATAGATTTTTCTGTGTCTTCGTCAGAGAAACCATCGTATTCCACATAATTACTTTGTAATTTTTCCAGACGTGTCATTTCATCTGTTTGTTTCTCTTCAGGAGTACGACTGTCAAGAATATTCTGTCGAGTTACCTCTGGTTCAGGTGACATTTGAATAGCCATCATTTCATCTGGGGTAAACTCTATCTCAATCTCAACTGGCTCAACTGGCGGTTCAGTTGTTTCTACCTCATAGCCTTTGAGTTTAGGAGGAGCTGAAAATAGTTTCAGCAAAGAGTTTTCCTCTGCAGGTGCAGGTGGTTCAACGTTTACATCCAAAGGTGCATTTTCTTCTAGTGTTTCATCAGTATCCGATATACCAAACAACTGCTCTAAGGTTATTTTGTCTGCCATGTTAATTTATCACTACAACAGGGTGTCCAGTTTTTGGGTCTAAAAAACCAGTATGTACAGCAATTCTTTGTACACCTTTCTCTACCCACACAAGTACATCACCAATACGTACTTTTTTATTTTCTACTGCAGATATTGCTTCTTCCTTGCTATCAAACGGTCTATGGTATGTACTTTCGGTGTCTGCAGCAGTTGCTATAGCATATTCTGTCAAGTTTTTAACTGCCTCATTACGTTGGAATGTAATACGATCATTCATAATTTTATCGTCTAGTGATCCATACGTAGCATCTAGTTCTTCTGCAACACGTAGCATGGCAACACCATAACGTCCTTCGTCACCGTCCACACGTTTAGCAACACCACGGTCAATGTCAACCAGTTCAAACTTAAACTCACTAAGAGCACCTGCACGTACACCACCAACAGTAGCTTCTACTGTACCCAAGCTAAACACTGAGGGATCAGGATCATCTGGGTCTTTCTTTTCCCTTTGTGCATCGTGATACTTTTGTACGTCTTGTAAGATAAGTGTTTTTTCACTTTCTAGTGTGG